TGTGTGCCAGTAAGGGTTACTACAGAGGTAGAAAGAGTATTAGTTGCGCTAGAAAGATCTTTGTTAGTAAGGGTCTGTGTATCTGTTGTACCAACTACTGTACCAGCTAGACCGTGTACCGCTGAGTTTGCCTCAATGTGGGTGTTAGCTTCACGAAGGTCACGACCAATAATCATGTGGCGGATTACCGCACCAGCTGCGTGGTCCTGTGCAGTTGAGCCATCAATGGCTCTTGTTACTGTAAGGTTGTTGCCTGATACTGGGTTGCCACCAGCGGAGTAGATATCAATGACTTCTTCAAGTGCTGTATCTGGATCAATAACAACTGTCATCGTCTGACCAGCTGAGAGCGTGACTCCACCAAGAAGGGTGGTTGCTGCAACAACTGGGATTACCGTTGCACCGGATGTGACGGCGCTTGACAGTGTGGTTTGCTGTGAGCGGGATGTATACTTACGAGTTGTCATTGGCTACCCTATCGGCTGTAGTGGACTCGGACTGGGAACTGGACCTTTTGCTTCAGTGACTCTTCTTCGAGGCGCTGTGTGTAGAGGGCAAGTAATTGTTTAGTAATGTTTGAACCTGTGCCGTATGGACGCTTAGTGTCCAATTCGTCCGCAGCAGCAGAGGTAATAGAGACACGACCTGGATCTACGTAAGATGACAAACGCCATGCTGCTCCGTAAATAATCACATCTCGCATAGATGAAGGCAAACCTGTAGTAGATTCAAAGTCATCTGTTTCGTTAGTCATGTTTGTAGGAACACGTGCATAGACAGCCTGGACTGTACGTCCAGGAAGGATGTTGTCGTAGAGAGAGACAGTACGTGAGTTAGCTGTATCTGTGCTATCTGGTGTCCAAGCACCTGAGTTAGCTAGGGGATCCCAGCGCCACTGGCGGATTGGGAGCCACTCTCTTGTAGGACCTACGGTCTGCCAAGCCATGTGTAAAATTTGAAGTGCCTCTGAATTGATCTGGTACGTAGTACGAGAAGCAAGGAAGCTGAAGGTCTGCTTGCCTACGGCAAACACCTTTGGGAAGACTGAGTTGATTGTATCGTTGACTGCTCGCTTGACAGCGTTACGTGGGTAGGTAGGGGTAATGATTACCTGCACGTTGGCAGCATGGGCAGCAGCAGTGGTGCTGTTGTAGCCACGACCAAAGGGAGCAATGGTCAGTGTGTTAGCCTGCTTGTCATAGGCATCTACCCACATCATCTCGCCCTCAATCTCAATGATGCCTTTACCGATGTTATCAGTAGAGCCAACATAGAGAAGCAAGTCACCAGAGGTGCAGGCTTGGGTCAAGTAGGTAGCACGGTCTTGACGGTAGGTGTAACCCTGCATGTCCAACTGGACATCGTCAATAATATTCTTGAGTGTTGTTGCCATTAAGAAGCCACCTCACGCAGTGCGGTGACTGCTTCTAGTCCAGTTGTTCCAGCTAGGGTGTTGCAAACTTTGTTCAAACCTTGGAACAATTTAGGATCTGTAATGCCAGCCTTGTAGTTAAGTGCACCAACCAAGGCTATGCCTGTTGTGCCAGCCCAAGCATTGGCTGCACCCTGCTCAGCTTTGTATGCTGTGTATGCTGGGTATGAAGTACCACCGCCATTAGCAAGGCGGTTAAGCTCGTCACGTAGTGTGCTTCCTGCTCTACCGTATGTCATTACTTACCCTTCTTTTGTGCAGCCCTCATGTTGTCTACAAGATTTGGATATTTTCTTCCTGCTTTTTTGGCAGCAGTTTTAGCTGATGCCTTAGCAGCAGAGGACAAAGGTGTGGATTTCTTTTTAGGGTTTGGTGTTTCCCAAACTTTCTTAGCCATTACCATTTCACCTTATCTGCCCAGTAAGCAGCAGACATCTTGCCCTTGGCAATGTTCTTAGCATGACGGGCTTTGAATGAAGCCTGACGTGCTGTTGGCTTGTGGTCGCCAGTTACACCCTGCTGACCAAAGCGGATAGTCTTGACCTTGTCACCGTCTTTAGCTACAACGACGTGGCTTTTAGTTGGATGGCTTGGTGTACGCTTAGGCTTATTAAAGCCCGATACTCCTGCCCGCTTTAGTCTAGGGTCTGACATTTACTTGCCTTTCTTGGCTGTTCCCTTAACCTTTGCTAGGTTAGGGTTTGCTTTCTTTGCAGCTGGAGAAGCCTTACGTGCGCCAGCAGCCAAGATGGCGCCAGCGTTCTTCATAGGAATTCCTTGCTTCTTTGCGATTGACTTCTGTGCTTTCTTAAAACCCATGTGTTCTGTCATTAGTCTTTGTAACGCTTTCCCTTGAGGATAGCGCCAGCTAGCTGACCAAACTGTGATGTCTGGTTGCTTGAAGCTTTAGCTGCTGCAGCTTGGGCTGGAGGCTTAGCTGCACCACGTGCATCCTTAGCCTTGGTGCTTGCATCAAGTGCATTGCTCCAAGCCTTAACTGTCTGCTTTGCTTCTTTGCCGACGTTACTGACATAACCAGCAATAGGCTTATAGATTGCGTTCATGTTTGAACGGTCTTCAGCGCTCTTGCGAAACTCAGCCATTACTTAGCGCGTCCGCCTTCAGGCTGTGTGTACACACCCTGGATAAGCTGTGCTGGACCTGAGGCTGTGCCATCGCCCATACGTGTTGGGTAGATGTTTGCAGCTGCAGGGGCTACGCCGCCCATGAAGTCTGCCTTGTTTACTGATGATACATCGGTAGCTGCGCTACGCTTCTTTGGGTTCATCATATCTGCTGACATTGTTATCTCTCTTTTCGATCGGGTAGGGGAGCATCAAAGCCGCTAATAACAGAGGAGTTTTGTCCTGGTGCTACTCGTACGGGGGCTTTGATGGTTACTGCTAGTTCGTTGCCATTTGCATCTGTGCAACCACATTCAATACACATGATTACTTGCCCTTCTTCATTTTCATAACACGATTGCGAAGAGCCATATCCATCTTCATGTCTGCCTTAGCTGATGGCTTCTTTGCATCCATCTTCTTGTCAGCCTTCTTGAATGCTGACTTCTGTGCAGGCTTCATACCTGACATCATCGTCTTGTCTTGCTTAGCATCTGCCTTTGCTGACATTGGTTTCATTGCTGCCATTATATTTGTCCTATCTCTTTCATAACCGCTACTGATTCTTTGGTGATGTGTTCTGACTTAGGCATGGTGCCTGCGTCATAGGGCTTATTAAGTTCAGCGGAAGCCTCCAACGCCTTTTCCACAGCTTTGCGGTTAGTGCCTTCTGGCTGGACGCCTTGTGCTCTTGCATCTCTGTAGAACTCTAGTTCGCTATCCCACTTCTTCTGAGTAGTACCGCTGGCTATGATGTTGCCAGATGCATCTCCTGTGGCTAGCTGTAGTGTCTTAGCTTTACACCCAAAACATGGATTGCTTTCGCAGTCCGAGTGATCAATAGCTATTTCTTCTTCGTGTTCAAATGGTTTGTCTGAGACAACATCGCATAGGGTGCATCCCCAAGATTTTGCAAATGGTCGCATGTCTCCGTCTTTAAGTTCATAACCCCATTGGGTTACTTTACTTACATGCTTATGCATATTACTCCGCCGTAATGTAGGAGCCATAGCCATGGGCTATCAGCTCAGTTCTTTGTACATCTGAGATTGGGTTCTTGTAACCACCTGTGAACACCCACTCAGCTGCTCTTGTTTGATCCTCCGTTGGGTAACGGATCTCAGACCAGACTCCTTGTGTACGCAGCACAGTCACGCCACGGTTTAACCGATAGCGAATGAACAGACGTCCACCACCTGCCGGTCCTTCTGAGACCGTTGGTGGGCTGAAGTAGTACTGAGTCATAGTTCTCCTTTATAGTGAACTTACTCCAGCAGAGGGACATCACTGCCCCTCTGCCAGCGTCAGTCAACTATTAATAGTTAATTGAAGATGAAGTCTCGACGCGGTAAAGCGCTTCTTCACGGTAACGAGCGAAGCCAAGTACGCCGTACCATCCGAGTGGACGGTGACGCATAAGCTTGTCAACGACTGGTCCGATAACAACATGTGGCTCTTCAGCAACGGCTTCAGCAAGTGCTTGCTGTCCTGCGAAGTAGGTATTGAATACCTTTGTTTCATGTGTAAATGTAACTGATGTACCAGATGTAACCTGAGTTGCAATAGCGGTATCAATTGTTACGTTAAGACCTGAGATAGATACAACCTGTGCACCTGTTGGGATGTTTGTTCCAGCAACAGCGTCAGATACCAAGATACCTGATGTTGATGTTACAGGAAGAACATATGTTCCAACTGCAGATGAAGCAGTTGTTGTTGTTGTAGATGTTGACTTAGCAGCACCTGTGTAATCGTTGTATAGACGTGGTGATTCTACGTAGAATGCACCTTCGTATGTACCGATTTCTCCAGCCCAGATTGAATCATTTGACTGGTATTCGTGTGGCTGACGCCATGATCCTACGCCTGTTTCAGCGCGGAGATCGTGGGCTACTTCTGGGTGGATACCAGCCCAGTAGAGTGAACCCTTGCGTGGGATAGCCTTGTTAGCACGAAGCTTAGCTGTTGCCTTACGAGCAAGAGCTGATGTGAATGTGTCAGATGATGTAAGTGTTGCAGTAGATGTACGTGTTCCACCGTAGAGAGCGTTGTCTCCAC